CTCGCCGTCCACGCCAGCCGGGCCATCCGCGCCCGGGGGGCCGTCAGCGCCCGCTGGGCCAGCTGGGCCGTCCGCACCCGCAGGCCCGTCGGCACCAGCTGGTCCGTCCGCTCCAGCTGGGCCAGCCGCTCCAGCCGGGCCAGCCGGTCCTTCGACCGTCCCGACGATGTCGAGCAGCTGCTGGACCGTGACCTTCTGCGTGACGCCGCCGTTGACCGCAGGCAGGATGCTTGCGGCTGTGACTGCACCGGCAGGGAGAGCGGATATCTTCTGGTCGGCCATTAGGTGTTCTGTTCTTTGCGCAGCGGCTTGCCGCTTTCAGTCAGGAGCAGTGCTTCGTCTTCTTGGAGGATTCGGTATGTCTTCGGCACCGGCGGTGGACCGGGAGGCCCGCCGTCGTCTTCACTGTTGACGAGGGTGATTTGGGAGTGGGGCATGTCACCCGCTCACGCAGAGGTAGCCCTCGCAGTCAGTCCCCAACCCAACGAGGAAGCTGGCGGCGAACACGGCAGGGGGAAGTTCCACAGCGCTCCCGGCGGCAACGTCGCTGACCACGGGGTTGTTCTTGTGATCGAGCAGCGGCACCGGGTCGTCACCGGACTTGGCGACAACGTGCCACTCGACCTGCCCGCCGCCGTCGGTGCAGATGAAGATCGCCGCGGCAGCTGCCCCGAACGGGATCACCTGCGAGGTGGCCGGGTCAGCCGTGATCTTCACGGGGAAGACCCCGGAGTTGCGCTCGATTTTGGACATGGACTTCCTCCCTGTGCGGTTGAGCCTTCACCCGGTTTATGGCCTGCGGAGAGGCATAACCGGCAGGTTTAGCGCGCCTTGCGCTTCCAGTGGGGAACGTGGCGCTCTTTGACCCGTGCGATGGCATCTTCCTTCTTCAAGCCCGGGTTCTCGGCCATTTCCCTCCGGGCCAGCTGGCGCACCAGCTTGGGGTTCAAGTCCACGCTCTTGGGCGGTCCAGCCGCCTCGGGCGGCGTGTAATTGACCGCGCCGCGCACCTCCAGATTCCGCTTCTTCGCCACCCGGAGGATGTCAGCCGCGGAGTCGATCCACGCCTCGGGATCGCGGTGGCCGCGCTTGTCAGCGATGCCGCCGTGGTACACCTTGCCCTTCGTGCTGATCCCAGCCGCCTTGGCTTCGCGCAGCATCCACGCAGCCTGACGCTCCGGCAGGGCGTCCATGTGCGCGCCGCCGTAGCGACCCTCCATAAGGGTCCGGTCTGTCCCCTGCGCGCCGGGAGGTGTCTGCGTAGCACACATGAGGGCGAAGGCCGGTGAGCCGCCAGCTGCCAAGCTGTTGCGGTAGACGGTCACGGCATCGGAACCCAGCCGCAGAACCTCCTCGGGGATCGTCTCCTTGCTCTTCATTTCTCCTCCGGCGGTGTGAGACGCTTGACGTACAGAGGGCCGTTCTCCCCGACGTAAGCGCCCAGCGTGTTGAACTCCAGAAACTCTTCCGCGTCCTCGTGCGTCATGCCGTCACGGTCAACGAGGGTGGCGATGCACTTGTCGTAGTCGTAGACCGCCACAGCTGCGTGATGGTGGTTGACGACGTACCCGATGATGGCAGCCTCAAGACCGTCAGCCAGCAGCGCGTCGGGGTTTGCGTTCGCAAGTGCTTCGCGAATCTCTTCCCACGCCGGATCGTCCGCGTTCATAAGACCCCTCCTTGAGGATGCCAGCCAAGTGCCCGCCGTCCCGTTCGAGATAATCTGCCGCCCGCCGCAAGAGAGTTGGGTTGTCGCGCATCATGCCCAGAGAGCGGTTGCAGAGATCGCAGCAGGCTCCGCGAACACGCCCGGTGGAGTGGCAGTGATCGACGCTCAACGACCTGTCCGTCGGGGTTTCACCGCAGATGGCGCACGCGCCGCCCTGCCTGCGCACGATCTCTTCGTACTGCTCGATGGTCACTCCGTAGCGGCGACTGAGCGCATTGCACCGCTGCGCCCGGCGAACGTCGGCGCTCTCGCGGTAGCGCCGCCTTTTGCGGTCACGCTGCTCCTCCGGGTTGGCGCGGTAACGCTCCCGCTGCCGCGCAGCGGCGCGCAGTTTCTTCGCAAGCAGCTGTTGATTCAGCGCAATCATTGCGTGATCAAGCCGGGGGAAGTGGTCCCCCTGCCGCGCCACTCGCAGGATCACCCGCGGGAGGAGGAGGGCCGTCGGGGCCGGGGGCGGCGGCAGGGGGAGGCGGTGGTGGTGGCGGGGGCAGCATGTACGGAGACGCATCGAGGTCGAGCGAATCCGCCCAATCGGAGAGCAGCGCGTTGTATGGGCCAACCATGCCCATCGGGATAAGACCTTGAAGGACCGGACCAAGGACTTGCAGGGCGTTCTGCATCTGCTCCTGCCGGTACATCTTGTTGGGCTTCCGGGCACTGCCCGACTCGATGCGGTAGTCGAACTCGCGGGCAATGGCCCCCACCTGATCGCCACCAGCTGCGTTGAGGTGCATGTTCCACGCCTCGGCCCCAAGCGGACCAAGGACCGGGGCTACGTCGCGGGCTTGGAGCAGCCAGCGTGCCGCCATCGCTTCCTTGCGTGCGCAGGCACTCATCCAATCCTCGACCGCGTTGCTCATGTCGTCTGGGCGTATCGACATGTTGTCTTGCTTCACCTGCGCCTCACTGGCACTGCGCAGCTGGTTTCTGGTTTGCCCGTAGACCAACTCGGTGAGTCCGACGCGCTTGTCGAACATGTCGGTGACGGCGGCGATGATCTCCCAAATGTCCCGGTTCACCTGCGGCATGTTGAAGACGCTGACGATCTCGTTCACCGACTTCCCAAGCGCCTCGCTGATCTCGACGATCTTGAACCCCTGCTCGCTGGGAGCCAGCAGCTGATCTTTGATGTCCTGATCCGCCGCCTTGCTGACGCCGACGATGGTTTCGCAGCTGACGCCGATGCGGGTGGCAAGGAACGACAGCGCAAAGTTGATGAACCGCAACTCACCGATGCCCGGCTTGATGTGGCTGATGGGCCACAGGCTGTTGGGCTTCGGGTGGAAGGCCAGCATCTCGAACGGCCATCCGCCCTGATCGGCCCACAGCGGGATCGGCCACGAGGCCCGGGTGCGCAGGGACTGCGGCAGGCCGTCCTCGTCCTTCTCCTCCTTGAGAATCTCGGGCGGGACGTTGAGGGGATACTCGACTCCCTCGGCCACGACGAGGTAGGTGTAGTCGCCAAGGGGATCGAAGATGCCGCGGTCTTCCTTCTTGGCATCCTTCAGCCGGTCACCGAATCCCGTCTTGCTCCAGACCTTATAGAAGGTGATCAGGTCGTTGGTCTTCCCTGTCCTCTTCTTCAGCGTGCCCTGCGACCGCTCTTCGTTCTGGCGGCTGGCGGAGTCGTAGCTTTCGAGGTTCGGCTTGAGATCGTCGCGGGACAGGCCGTACATCCGCGCCACTTGATCGATGGGTAGGACGCACCGCTTCGCGCACCAAGTGATCTCGTCGATCACCTGCGCGTCAGGGTCGAGGAGCAGGTTGTCGATGCTGTCCATGAACGACCCGACAACCATCGTCGGCTCGGCGGGCGGGACGTTCGGGTACTCGACCGCTTCCGTCCACAGCACGCCAGCACCCTTGATGATCGCCTCGTCGATGGCCTTGCGAGAGTGCGACTTCAAGTTGTTCTCGACCGGCGTCCAATTCAGATACGCCGACAGCAGCTTGGCCTGCATGGCGCGCTTCTCGTCTTCCAGAGCGACGGCCATCGAAGCCTGCTCGAACATCTGGAGTCCCGGGTTGGGCATCGGCATTCCCGTCATCGGGTCAACCTGCTGGGCATTGATGTCGATGCCAAGCATCTCCGGCGAGACGGCAGGGAAGCGGCGCGGGTTCACCGTGCGGACAGGGTTGCGGTTATAGAGGACCGCCCCCAGCAGCTTGACCGCCTCGAACACCCGGTTGACGACGATACGAAACGCCGGGGCCGGGGCCGGGCGGGACATGAGGTTCAGCCCGCGGTTGGAGTTCTCGAAGAACCACTTCGCCCCACCGTCGAAGAAGTACATGGCCTCCCGGGCATCGGCATCGAAGGCCGACTTCGCACGCTTGGCGGCTGATATTTTCTTCAGCCAGCTGGCGGCGATGGGCCGCAGCGGGGAGTCCGTAGGCAGCTTCGCCTGCTTGGGGGGCGAAGTGTCTATGGCCTTGCCGCTCTCCTCACCGATGTCCTCTGCCACTGCAAGCCTCCTATACCGGCTTTATGGACTGAAACGCCCGGTAGGCGGCTATTCGGACTTCTTCTGGCGGGCCAGCATGGCGACGAACTGCGGCAGCAGCCCCGACAGTTTCTTGAGAAGCGCCGTCTCGGGATGCTCCTTCCAGCAGCCCCACTGCCGCCACGCGCTGTTCTCCTGCAATCCCGGGTCGTCGGCGTGCCGAACGCTGGGCTTCTCGATGAACCCCTGCTGCTCGGAGAAGGTGAGGATGTAGACGGTCTTTGCGCCGGGGCGGCGGCTGATCCAACCCATCCGCGGGTCTTGCGGATTCAGCGGGTTGTCGAACCACAGAACCTTGTCGCCCAGTTCCATCTCCGGCGGGACGAATTCAGAGCCATTCTGAGAGTCCATTACCAACCTCCATTTCGCGCGATGACAGGTCTGACTGCGGTCCTAGATACACGCAGTTGCTAGGCGTAGCGCGCGCCTTGCGCTCCATGTATTTGATTATCCACTCGGGTGTCGCCATATCATCGGGCTGTTTTCGTTCTGCAACGTACTTCGGCTCGGAGGCGACCAAGTACTCCATGCACTGGCATGCATGCACCTCGCCGCGCGTGTTCGGCGTGTCGGTCACCACCGACAGCCCGTTCACGAACGTCACCTTCTTCCGGTAGCGCTTCAACTCGCGCTCAAGGTTTGGACAGCTGCCGCGCAGCACCCGAAGACGGGGCGTGCCGTTGGGGCGAATGTGCATTGCTGTCCGCACCGCGCCAGTTCTGGCCTCGATGTCATCGCATCCGGCCATGAACCCGGAGCCAGTGGACAGCGAGCGGACACTGTGCTTTCGCATCTCGACGACGTACTGCTCCACCACCTGCCGCCCGGAGCCTATGTCCCGCAGCCTGCCGCCGCGCATGTCGATGATGAACTTGTAGAACGTCTGGCCTTGGACGGCAGCTGCGAACTTCTCCCCGAACATCACCGCGTTGCACCCGCGCAGGTACAACTCGTCGTAGATCAGGAGCGTCTGGTTGTCGGGGGGAACCGCCATGAACAGGACCGCCGTCACGGCGTGGCCCGGGTCGATAGCGGCGTAGCGTGTCCACTCTGCCGGGACGGTGACCCCGTTGGGCAGGCTTTTGCGCTCCATACCGTGGACGGACATGGCGAAGCCGGGATAGACGAGAACGCTGTCGGTGACGAACTCGCCCTCGGCGCGCATCCGCAGAACGTCTTCGCCTTGGGCCGACCACCGCTCTATCGCCTTGGCCTTCTCTTCCGCATCGATGTGGTCGTTGTCGAGGAACCGGAGAGTGAACTTCTGGATCGTCGGGTTCGGCTCACCCGACTCCGCGGCCCGGTCAGCACGCTCCGACAAGCCAAGAAGCGTCTCCGACTTGGAGTGCGGCATGGCGCTAAAGCACAGCTTGCCCTTGCGGTCGGCAAGGCGCGCCTGCATTTCCGGTAGCCAAGCGTCATTTCCAACGTCCTCGTCAAAATGTACGCGGTCGGCAGAAAAACCTTGGGGCGCGTCACCCTCGGCGGAGAAGAACTGGATGCGCCATCCGTTGTGCAGTTCGATGTTGTTGCAATAGCCAGCTGACTTGAGAACCCAGCTGATCGACTTGATGAACCGCGGCGGGATGAGCGGAGGAGCGGGCTTCGCATCCGCCCGGCGGTCTGCATCCTTCGAGGGATCGAAGGCGCGCCACTGCTTCGTCTTCTTGTCGCGGATGATCTTGAACGCCCCGGCACGCAGGAGGTACGGCACGCACACGAGTCCGATGTGGGACCAGTTGCGCCCGACGATCACCAGCACGCCGTCCTTCTCGGGGTACTTCCCGTGCGGGTCTTGCCCGGTGGCGGCACGGGCGTCCTCGATGAACGTGCAGAGGGACTTGCCGGAACGGTTGCCGCCAAGCACCAGCACTTCGCTGGCCGTGCAGGCGTGTACGTTCTCCTGCTGCGCGGACGGCTTGTAGAGGCGTAGCGCCTCGATCCGACGCTCGTTGATTTCCGACTGCAACTCGCGCAGCCGGTCCTTCGCGAAGCTACTGGTCTGTATCTGAATGTTCGGCAGGGGTTTCAAGTGTCACCTCCTCGACCACCGGGAGAGCCGACACAGCCGGTGGGGGCAAGAACTGCTCCACCGCCTGCTGGAGTCGGGCATCCAACTCCTCGTTCAACTCCTCCTCGCTCCACATCATCAGCGGCTTCTTCGAGCCACCCTGCGAAGCGTTGGTGGTCACCAGCTTGGTAATCAGTTCGAGAATCTTCGTCCGCTGCGGCCCGCCCGGGGCGGAGTCGAAGTAGTTCTTCATCAGCAGGTTCGAGAACCCGTTCACGCCGCCGAAGCAGTGCATCACCTGCTCCAGCAGTTCCGCGGAGTGGGGAATCTCGCTGCCGCCACGCTTGGACCCGGCGAGCATCGCATCGACGGCGGAGTCCTCCAGCCGCTGCATCTCGCGGGCGCGCTTCTCCTTGCGCTGGTCAGCCTTGAGACGACGCCGCTTGACGACGCACGACAGGCACTTCATTCGCCTCTTGCGGAAGACCGGGAAGTTCAGCGGCGTATCCTCACGCTCGCCCCCGCAGTCCTCGCAGGTCTTCATTCCAGCCATCGTCCCTCCAGTAGAAACCGATCCGACAGGCGTCCCTGCCGGATCGGCCCCAAGCTGCCAGCACGCGCTGGCTATTTCCGCAGGAGCGAGGACGAGAACGGCGTGCCGCCAATCCGCTGGCCGCTCGCACCGTACAGCTGCATCCCCGGCGACCCGGAGGACGCCAGACCGCCACCCGACGAACCGCCGCCGCCCATGCCGTTGATGGCATTAGCCCACCCGGCCTGCGCGCGGAGGTCGTTGTCGGACACATAGCGCTTCGTCTCGGCTTCGTACTGCCGCTGGTCGTGGGCACCGGCTTGCAGGGCGCGCTCATGGTCGTCCTGCCGCCAGCCTTCCATAGTCTCCAGCTGCCCGGCGGCGCTGTCGGAACGGGCCTGCTGTCGGTTGGCCTCGTCGTAGAGATGGTCGGACGCGCCGCGGGAGAAGTTGTTGAGGCTGGCCGATCCGGCCTGATTGCCGGAAGCCTCGGCCCGCGCAGCCCGGTTGGCGGCGAGGCGGCTCTCGCCAGCTGCGTCGGCGTTGGCGGTCAGGGCGGAGAGAAGGCCACCGCGGTGCGGGGCGTTGGATGCCATACGGTACTGGGAGTAGTAGCTGCTCATTTTTGTGCTTGCAGGTGTTCGCGGAGGGGATCGTGGAACTGGAACGATGGGCCGCGGGATTCCCCTGTGTTTTGCGACTCCGTCTGCGAGTCGATGCGGACGCCCGGGATGACTTCCTGATCGGGAAGGTTGCCGCCGCGCTTGTACGCGGATAGGTAACGCCGCAGGTCGCGGATGCGCGCCCCGGTGGCTCGGGCCGACAGGGGGTCGTCCATCAAGGCTTGGTTGTGGGACGCCCGCAGGCTGCCCAGCTGCTCGCCGTACTTGTTGGCGAGCGCCTGCCCCGTGTAGTCGTAGTTCACACTGCTGGAACTACTCCGGCTCGGGGACTGCCCCGAATGGAACGAATGGAGGTCTTGAAGAGGGTTGATGGTTGGCACTGGCCGTCCTCTATCTACGCCAAGGGCGGCGGGGTCGCCCCCAGCCGCCCGGCAGCCTCACTGAACCGCCCGGCGGTCACTTGCCCTCTTTGGCGCTCCCACTCCGATGGGCGTACTCGTCAGCCTCGGTCCACGCCTTGGACCGGGCTTCCAGCTTCTTGGCCTTGAACTTCCGATAGGCCGAAGCCTTTTCGGCGCGGGCCTTCTTCTTGATCACATGCACCTGCTCGCCCAGTTCGCGTGCGTTCTTGGCGGCTTCCTCGGCCACGACCGGGAAGGCGACGAGAGCGATCAGCGCAAAGACGAAACCACGCATGGCAGACTCCTTCTGACAGGGATCACTACGGGTCAACGGACGGCGCGGGATCGACCGGATCGGTCGTACCGGGCGGCGCGGGATCGACCGGATCGGTCGTACCGGA